CTTCAGGAGTTTCATCTTGTGCTGGGGCATCTGCCTCATCACCAAGATCTTCATTCTCTGTGATTACTTCAAATCCCGCTTCTTCGATAGTAGGGAATTTAGATGTTGCGTTTTCATTTAATTTTTCACCATTCAATTTCTCAACAATCATTGATTGATAAGTAACTGAATTGTCTAGATTTTCTGCTAAGTACTCAGAGTAAGCAATGTTATCATCCAAGTTTTCAGCAATGTATTCTGAATAAGCAATGTTTCCTTCAACATGCTCTGCTAAATATTCAGCATAAGCAATTGAATTATCCAAATGCTCTGCTAAGTACTCTGAATAAGAAATGTTCTTATCTAAGCTTTCAGCAATGTATTCTGAATAAGAAATGTTTTTGTCTAGATTTTCTGCTAAGTACTCTGAATAAGCAATGTTCTTATCTAGGTTTTCAGCAATGTATTCTGAATAAGAAATGTTTTTGTCTAGATTTTCTGCTAAGTACTCTCCGTAAGAAATGTTCTTATCTAGGTTCTCAGCGATGTATTCAGAATAATTAATATTCTTTTCAAGATTTTCTGCTAGGTAATCATTATGTTCGATTAACTTATCAGTAGTTTCTTTAAGTGTCTTGTTTTCTTCTTGAATAGCTTTACTTTGAGTAACAACAACTTGAACTTTCTCAGCTAGGTAATCTAAATACTTAGCCATTTTTCCGTTTGTTGTGTTTAATTCTTCATAATATTCTAGAAGTTGCTCCATTTTCTTTGGAGTAAGGTTACCATGAGAAATAGCTTTTTTAACTTCCTTCTTGGTAGTTGCTAACTCATTTACCAAATAGTTTGAGTAATCAGTCAGTTGATGTTTTGTAACGAAATCGTTTGCGTTCATATTAAATAGATCATTTATTTTTGATTCATCCGACATTTCGTAAATTCTGAAATTAGAGTCTGCTTCATAACCCAATGATTCGTTAATTGATTTAACGCTCATCTTTGCTGAAGAGAACCCAGGGTCCGCTACAATGTCATATGTGAATAATTTTTTAAGTGTAACTGTTCCATCGCTTTCGGTAACACCCGCAGCTCTTGACGAAACAAAAATTGGACACCCGTCATTAACGAGTGCTTTTGCTTCTTTTCCCCAATAGGTACTTAGTAAGCTAATTTCACCATCAATTCTACCTGTACCTTCTTTAATATAAGATGCTGATTTAATGATGTGTGATGATCTAGATAATGATGTATCAAAGACATCAGGGTGATCAAACTCCCCATAAACTACGCCAAGATCATTAATTCTTCCATTCAGCTCTTCTAAGCATGGTAGAAACTTGTCTGCCGTATAAACTCTATCGTTTCGGTTTTTAACACCGAATTCAGTGAACGTGCCACCTAATAAGTATTTATCTTTTGTACTCGACTCATTAACGTGTAATGATTTATTCGAATTTTCAACTATAAGAACTGACTTCATAAAATTTGTCCATTATTTTTTGTAGTATATATATTGATCGTAAAAAACCATTAAAAACAATTAATGGATTTTTTACAGAACTTAGTCTACACCAGTACGGACAAATTAGACCTATATATTAAAAATCAATTGCTATAAGAGAGAAGGAAGAAGTTGATATATAATTCAAATCTTTACGGTTTTTTATGATTTTAACAAGAGATATTAAAATAAAGGTGATTGAATCCAATCTACAATACTTCGAAAACATGGGGTACGAAGTCTCCATTGGTGAGCATATTAAGATACCAGTTGAACTGCTATCAAAAGGCTCTCACCATAAGATTAAGTGTAAATGTGATGGTTGTGGTGTAGAAAAGGACGTAATTTTTAAGAATTACGTTAAATATGACAATACATGGGGATTTTATTACTGTAGAAAATGTTCCGAAAAGAAACGAAAAGCATCATTAAAGAAAAACTTTGGTGTTGAATACCCTATTCAGAATAAGAAAATCTATGAGAAGATGAAAGAAACAATGGCTAACAAGAAAAGAATTAGTTAATCAAACATAGATTCTAACTCAATAAGATCAAATTCACCATTAAGACTCATAATAGCAGTAATTGCACCTTTTATAAAAGCATCTTTATCACAACCTTCTCCACCTTTTTCATAAAGCCTTTCGAGTATTGGATCAAAAAGGTTATTAAAGAAATCTATTTCTTCTTGTGATTCACCCTCTTGAAAAGAATGCTTCATTTTTCGAAAATTTACTTGCTGGATTAAATTGTTTAAAGTTTTTCATACAGTATATATTCGTGATTAAAATTCAAAATCTTCACCACCTAGATCAGCACCACCAGCATCTCCGCCACCGCCAAAGTCATCTCCGCCACCGCCAAAGTCATCTCCGCCACCGCCAAAGTCATCTCCGCCACCGAAATCGCCACCGCCACCGCCACCGAAGTCACCTCCGCCACCGCCAAAGTCATCTCCACCACCGAATTCTCCACCTTCTTCATCTCCGCCCATAGCATCTTTCTTAGCTTTAACCCAATACTTTTGATTCTCTTCTTTTTCTTCTGGTGATAATTTAAGAATTCTATCAACTAAATAATCTATATGGAAATAAGGCTGACCTTCAATATTTTGTATTGCTTGTAGTGTTTGAACAATTTCCGCTTTCTTAGATAGATTACCAAGTTTCTTCCATTCTTCAAATAATTGATTAGATAAAAAATCAATATCAACTTGATTCATAAATCTATCATCATCTTTAAGCTCAGGAAATTCAACCAAAATTTGCAATTTCAATGGCTTAACAATAATTTCTTTAAAAATTGCTCGTAATCTTTGCACAAAGTTTCCGAACTTAGCTTCATCTCTTGTAATTTCAGAAACGTCTGAAAATATAGACCCTCCCCCATTATCATCTTGAAAACGTTGCATAGGAATTTTAGAAGCTCTTTTAAGAACATTAAAGAACCATCTAAGCATATCATCCTCATTAAGATTATGACCTTCTGGTGAAACAATTTCCATACTTGGAGAACCTGCATCACCTTCTGGGAACCAGAATTGTTTATTATAAGGTAGATGTTTAGAACCATTAATCTGCAATGTCCCCAATGAATCATCCCATTCTACTTCTTCAGAATAATCTTGTATCAATTGACCAATTTGCTCTTCAGCTCTTTGTCGACCAAGACCTTTTGTCGGAATAACGAACTTTTGATAAAGAGTCGCATTAATAATATTAAACATAATCTTAGTTTGCTCAATAATCTTTAGTTGATTATATGGCTTAATAAGACCCTCAACATATGACGTTTCAGAATAATCATTCTGACTAGAATATGAAATAAATACTATTTGAGAATCAAGTAAAATCCTTCTTAATTGAGGATCTTCTGGATACTGTATCCAAATATGACCAATTTGTGGCTCATAAGATGGTACTAATGTTTCGGGCCACATTCTATTAAATGCGATAATATTCTTTTTCTTATCATCCCAAATAATCTCCATAGCGATATATCCATCAATAAGGAAATCACGCATCAAGTTCCACGCTGTTACCGAGTCTGCAAATCCAAACTTATTATAAATAGTTTCAAAATATTCTTGATATTTGTCTTTAATATCTTGTGTATAATCCGTACCTAACGCTCTTGGGTTACAAAAATCTGTATCACTATATACAATACATTCATCTGCTAATGTTGAAACAAAATCTCTAATCTCATCCTTAATAGAATATTCTCTTAAAATTCTTCTCTTATCAGGATAAGACCTGTCCAAATATGGAATTGATTTTTTAGCCAAAACAGAAGCAACTGCTCTCTGTGAGAAAAAATCATACATTGAATTACCCTGCTGCGAAAGCGGATCTTCGTTCATACCAACACCAACTTGGTTTCTCATTATCATATCATCATAATTCATTCCCCATGATGAAAGGTCTCGAAGTATTCTACTGAATAGCCCTTTATTTTCTACAGCAGAATTAACATACTGAAAATTACCTGCTTGATTATTCTGTGGATTATATGAACTCATTAACTATATATTCTAATTTTTTATTGTATTTACATATATATTAGAAAAGAGCTGCCTGTTTTTATGGCATTTTATAATACATATGGAAATTAATATATAGATATATGAAAACATATATTTATGGGCTTAGAGATCCAAGAACAAAGAAAATAGAATACGTTGGAAAATCCAATAACCCAAAAAAAAGATATTATAACCATACAGGACAGGCAAGAAGGGGTAATATTAGTATAAAATGTGATTGGATAAGGGAATTATTTAAAAATGATTTAACCCCAATATTAGAAATAATTGAAGAATGTGCAATGGAAGAGTGGACCAAAAGGGAGTTATATTGGATGGACAAACTACAACCATCTACTAATGCACATAGAGGCGGTGGTAGTGGAATATTATATTATAAACAAAAATCAAAAATTGTACAACAATTTGACATGAATATGAATTTACTCGATGAATATATTTCTCTCAATGAAGCGGCAAGACAAACTGGTTTAGGTGTTAGTAACATAAGTAATGCCTGTAACGAAAAATATAATATAAGACATATTGGAAAATTCATATGGAGAATAAAAGGCAAAAAATATAACAAAAAGCCCATAAAATCTATAAAAGAAAGTAGAAAATTAGGGAAATATTCATATGCTGAAAAATTAATAGAAACCTTTAATTCTGTATCAGAAGCTTCAAAATTGACTGGCATACCTAGAACCTCAATATCTAATTGTTGTTTTCATAACATAGAAGGGTTCAAAAATAGTGCATATGGATATATGTGGAGATTTATGGAGCCAATAAATAAAATTTAACCACCTTCAATGGATTTCGATTGTTATTTCAGTAATTATATCTTTAAGAGTTTTCTTATCACTATAATCATATTCGGATAGATTATAAACAAAACTCTGTACCTCATATTGAGACTTATTAAACACATCCCACAAATATCCTGTTTTATCCCAAAATTTTAATTTAGTCAATCTATTAATAAATACCTTAGTAGTATGATTTATGTCTTCATTACTTAGTCTATTACTTATATTATTACAAACATCTACCATATATCTACGATTTTCCAATGTGTTTTTCACACACTTAAAATAATAAACATCTTCATATTTTTTTTTAGAAACTCTTATATCATCGTCATCATCAGCTATATTGAGTATATCAAATAATATCCTGTCCTCACCAAGTATTTTTCCCAAACCAGATTCATTAAATCGTTTTAAATGTTTCACCCAATATATATTAAATAATTATTAAGGTCTTCCGTATTTTTCAAAATTTCTTTGGAGTCTTGTTATATGGTCTGTTAACACATCATATTTTTCAGAAATCTCACCAGCAATATCATAAAAGTCAGCTAATATGGTTTTTGTCATCTCTTGATGTCTTTGTTGTTTAGTTTCTAATTTCTTAGTCCAAATCTCCATCAACTTTCTAGGATCATATGTATTTCTAGGATGTGATGAATATAAAAACCTAGGTAAGTATTCAAGATTAATACGATGTATCTGCACAATCTGTGCTACATTATACTCAACAATAGCATATTCAAACCCATATCGTATTAAAGCTTCATAAATGCCCTTAAAATTGACAGCCAGTAATTTATTCTCTTCAAAATCTTTCTCAACGATATACTTATCAAATATTGCACTACGTAGTTCTATTGGTATGAAATTGAAATTAACACCCAATACAACAATTATATTTCCCATTTTTCGATAATCGGCACAAAAAATTGGTGAATATTTCATCCAATTGGAATCATCCATATAATGGAGATGATAAAAACCTCCCATTTGTATATCAGCCTTATTAATTGATTCAACCATATCATCACTAGTCTTGTATTTTTCATACATATGAAGTGTATTATTACGATAATAGTCTACTAAATCTGTTCCGAAAACTTTCTGACTTAATTTAACTCGTTCTTCCAATGCTCCCATTTGATATATATTATATGATCAATAGCAAACCAAATAATAAAAACTACCACCAAGGTAATTTTGTACCGACCAATAAGGATAAAGTATTGAAACTTAACTCAGAAGGTGGTATCTATTACAGAAGCTCGTTAGAAAAGAAAATGATGATATGGCTAGATAACCATGAGAAGATTGTTGTATGGGGTGCTGAATGTTTGAAAATACCATATCAATTAACACATTATCTTCCAGATGGAGATATTAAACTGAAAAACCACACATATTACCCTGATTTTTATTATGAATTGAAGGGTAATGATGGATTTAATAAGAAAGTTGTTGCGGAAGTTAAACCAATGAAAGAATATCTAATGGTTGTTAAACTACAGGAAGGTAAAATTGCATCACCCAAGGATAAAACTCTCAAAAAGATGAAGAATCTAGAATATGATGTTAAAATGGCTCATAAAAATAATAAAAAATGGGAAAATATGATTAAATTTTGTGACTTAAAAGGCTACAAGTTTGTCGTAATAACAGAAAAACATTTAAGATGAGAAAGTATAAAGAATTTTTAGAAGCGAGGCAACCATATTCATTATCCACAGATAATTGCACAAAACAAACACTAGCACATAGAATGTCACCAAAAATGCCTGATAAATTGTTAGAGTTTATATTAGATTGGGAATTTGTACAAAAAAGTAAAAATGGACAATCATGGTATAGTGCACCAAAATCGAATGATTCCTTTGAAGATAAAGGAATTAGAGTTTCTGATCATTGGAATTTTAAAATGAAACATGATCAAAAAATACATTGCAAAACAGATGTTCCTGTAGAAAATAATGAATATTGGTATGTTGGAACATATAATGAAGAATCTGATTTATATCAGATAGAAAGTAAATACCCTATTTTAGACAGAAATCGATCTCAATTTCTTATCGATAAAAGAAATAAAATGTGATCGTCAATTCAGATGTTCCTGAATATCATCTTGTGTAATTTTTAAATTACTTAATTCAAACTGTTCTCCTTGGAAGTCTGACATTGACCATCGTTCCCAGAATTCTGACGGACTATCATAATAATTTTCATTCATTGATTCTGCATGTAAAAATTGCTCTAAAGAAGAAAGGTCTTCATCAAAAATATACCATGAATATTGATCACTACCAAGTGATGTCGGTGAGGTATAAACGAATTTCCCATTCTGTATTAAGAGTAATAACAATTCAAAACATACATCTGATACTTGTTTATAATCTGCACTTATATATGAATAGTTTGGGACACTATTAGGTGAAATTGATTCTCTTTCAAAGTCCTCATTAAATCTTTTTAATTGCATAGAGTATATATTATTTTAAAATAATATCTTCTATAGAGATCATATTATTTAATTGCGTCTCTAATACACGAATGTTTTTTCGTTCTTTAACCTTTTCAAATACCTCATCTGATACAAAAGCCTCAACAACTCGTCCACATACTCTTTCATATTCATCTGGAACTTCATCCTGGCGTTCTTTATATATGTTTCTAACATATAAATCATGATCAAATTCTGTTAGATGCATTGAACAACCATCTGGTCTAACTCCCCAACCACGCTCTGATTCTTCCCATCTTTGTAAATAACATTTATTCATTTTCTAAAGTTTTTAAAAATTCATTATAAGCTAACTTAATACCATCTCTTAGAGATGTTTTATATTTCCAACCCAAAGCATTCGCTCTTGACACATCAAGTAGCTTTCTTGGTGTACCATCGGGTTTACTACTATCAAATGATACCTCACAGTGATAATCAACAACATCTTGTATTAGATACACCAAATCTTTAATTGATATATCTTCTCCTGTTCCAATATTAATAATATCATTACCCGAATATGACTGAAACAAATCAACACAAGCTTCAGCTAAATCATCAACATAAAGAAACTCTCTTTTAGGATTACCAGAACCCCATACTATAACATTATTATCATTATTAACTTTTGCTTCATGTACCTTTCTTATAAGTGCTGGTAGAACATGTGATGAATTCAGATCATAGTTATCATTAGTACCATAAAGGTTAGTGGGCATTAATGAAATAAAATCTGTTCCATATTGCTCATTATATGATTGACACATTTTTATACCAGAAATCTTAGCTAATGCATAAGAATCATTAGTACTTTCCAATTCACCAGTCATTAAATATTCTTCTTTAATTGGTTGTGGGGACATTTTTGGATAAATACAAGATGATCCTAAAAAAAGCAATTTCTGAACACCATTTACATATGATGCATGTATCACATTGTTTTGTATCATAGAATTCTTATACATAAAGTCAGCTTTTTGTGTATTATTAGCATGTATACCACCAACTTTAGCAGCAGCCATGAACACAAATACTGGTTTTTCACGAGCAAAAAATTCATCAACCCTTCGTTGATCAGTAAGGCCCAACTCATGACTTGTCGGTGTATAAACATTATTATACCCTCTTGATTTTAATTCTCTAACTATGGCAGAACCTACCATACCACGACCACCACATACTAAAATTTTAGAGTAAGCCTTAATTTCTGTCATTTTAAATTTATTTAGCGTATAATTCTTTTAATGTGCTATTATAATCTTCTTCAACCATTTCGCTACAAAGCATTTCGAGATTATATTCTGGCACCCAGCCTAAAATGGTCTTAGCCTTTGTAGAATCTCCTAATAATTGCTCAACTTCAGTAGGTCTAAAATATTCTTCAGACACTTCAATTAAAATATCACCAGTATTAGCATCAATTCCTTTCTCATCAATTCCTTCACCAATCCACTTTATAGTTATTTCAAGTTGTTTGAATGACATCTCTATAAATTCACGAACTGAAATCATTTGACCAGTTGCTAAAACATAATCATCAGGCTTATCTTGCTGCAACATTAACCACATACCACGAACATAATCTTTAGCATGTCCCCAATCTCGTTGAGCACTTAGATTACCAACATATAGCTTTTCTTGCAAACCAAGCTTGATTCTAGAAGCTGCCATAGTAATTTTTCGAGTAACAAAAGTCTCACCTCTTACTGGGCTTTCGTGATTAAACAAAATTCCTGAACAAGAATACATTCCATACGCTTCTCGATAATTAACCGTGATCCAATGTGAATAAAGTTTTGCACATCCATAAGGACTTCTTGGATAGAATGGTGTGTTCTCATTTTGAGGAACTTCTTGAACCAATCCAAACATTTCGGAAGTAGATGCTTGATAAAATCTTGTTTTACCTATTAATTTAAGAATACGAATAGCTTCTAATATTCTTAAAGTTCCAATTGCATCAGCATTTGCTGTATATTCGGGAGTCTCAAATGAAACTTTTACATGTGATTGTGCTGCCAAGTTATAAATCTCATCTGGCTGAACTTCTTGTATAATACTAATTAGATTAGTAGAATCTGTCATATCACCATAATGCAAAAAGAAATTATTTGTTTCTCTTGTGCTTTCATAAATAGAATCAATTCTAGCAGTGTTAAAGGAAGAACTTCTTCTTTTAATACCATGTACGATATAACCCTTTTTTAATAAGAGTTCTGCAAGATATGAACCATCCTGTCCAGTGATACCCGTTATTAGCGCAACTTTTTGATCAACCATTATGTTAGTATTATTTTTATCTCTATTTCTATAAAAGACACGTTCGAAAGTTTTAAATAAAAAGAAAAACCCCGACTATAAATAGTCGGGGTTTCTTTATTCTGATTTAAAAGGCTTATTCAACTTCAGTTACC